CCTCCTTTTGATTTTATATCAGCAGGCGTAGAATCGTAGATTCCATCTTTTACAACTTTATTCAGATACCCGATGGCAACTCTTCTGGCGTAACCGTCATCTCTATTTAGCTCCCCAAGAGTAGAGTCCAAGCCATCACTGATAGCTTCGCCAGATTCAAACTCGCTCCAGTTTGTTCTGTCTAACGTATCGTATGCTGAGACGGCTCTTACGAATTCCTCTAGGTGACTAATATTAGCGGTAGCTGACTCAATAATAGACGCATACAACAATGCCACAGTTGGCATATTTTCGTTATAGTGGTACCATTGGAATTCTTCTGATTCGAAGTGTTGGCTTATCGCTCTTACATCCACATTATCTGTATTAACAGCGTTTAACTTAGCGCGTTGCTCTTTTGTAAGATATAAGTCGGTAACCAATATCAACAGGGTGCCTTCTTTATGAGACTCACCTTTGGCTATTAGTTTAGTTATTAGTTTATCTACGCCTATGTTGTCTTCACCGTTTATCTGCTCAATGTCGCCTTCTCTAGCTTCGTGTGTAAGAAGAGAACATGAGAAACCGTCTAAGTCCACGTGACTTAAGTGGATTACCCGATCGTAATTCATGATGTCTATCGCAGGTACGTTTAGTTCTTCAAATGCTTGTTGTTCTTTTTTCATTTTATACTCCTTATAGTTAAGTATGGGATGACTCCCGTTTTATTGCTTATAAATAAACACCTCTCTTATACACCATAATGATATGTGAGTAAAATATCTTCGAATACTAAAACAATATACAGTATACCATATGGTATACTGTATGTATTATTTTAGCAATCTATTTATTGTAATGATATATTGATTGCGTAATAGACGGAGAGCTTTTCTCCATGTTCTTATTGCACCGGACTCTATAACAGTAGGTGTTGATTCGAACACTCCTCCTTCTATGACCTTTGCGATTTCTGCTAAATACCAGATGGCGACATCTCTAGTGTAATCATCATCTTTCTTTAACTCCCTTAGGTAAGTATACAAGCCATCGTCAATAGCCTCACCAGAAGCAAATACATTCCAGTTCGTTCTGTCGAATGTGTCATATGCCGACACAGCTTTTACAAATTCGTCGAAGTAACCGATATGAGCGGTACTAGGTCCACTAATAGCCGCATACAGTGACGCGGTAGATGACACACTTTCGTTATTGTAATACCATTGATAATCTTCTAATTCAAAGCATCGTGTATGATTATTAGATATCGCCCTTACATCCACATTACCTGTGTTAACAGCATCTAACGTAGCGCGCTGTTCTTTGGTAATGTATAAGTCAGTAATCAGTATTAATAGACTGCCAGACGTATGAGATTTACCTTTGACTACTAATTCTTCGATAGTCTTATCCGCACCTGCTCTGTCTTCAACGTTTATCTGTTCAACGTTACCTTCTCTAGCTTTGTGCACAAGAGTTGAGCATGAGAAACCATCTAAGTCAACGTGACTTAAGTGGATCACATGATCATAATCTGTTATGTTTAGCGCAGATACATTTAGTTCATTGGATTCCATATAAATATCCTTTTTTTTCATGAATTCTTCGAGATAACCGATATTAGTGGTAGCTGACTCAATAATAGCCGCATACAGTAACGCTGCAGCTGACGCGTCTGTGTTGGTGTAATACCACGATGGGCGATCTTCCAATATGGTGCCTTGCGTATAATGATTAGATATCGCCCTTACATCCACGTTACCTGTGTTAATAGCGTCTAACTTAGCGCACTGTTCTATATTAATGTATAATCCAGTAATCAATATTAGTAGAGTACCTTCTTTATGATCTTTGCCTTTGACTACTAATTCATCTATAGTCTTATCTACGCCTGCTGAGCCTTGAGTTCTCAACTGCTCAACGTAACCCTCTCTAGCTTCATGTGTTAACATGGAACATGAAAAACCATCTAAGTCCACATAACTTAAGTGAATTACGCGATCATAATCTGTGATGTTTATTGGAGGTACATTTAGTTTATTGAAATCCATTGAATATCCTTTTTTATTTTTATATACTATACTTAGTATCATATTAATAATATGTGAATAGAATAATTAGAATAGTAAAAAATAGATATACAGTATACCATATGGTATACTGTATATGTTTATTTTAATTCGCCTTGAGCTAATGCTTCGGGAATCTCTACGGGGGACAGGTCTTCATCTTCATCATCAGGGATTGGTTCTTTATTTTGATATTCTTCTGGAATCTCTTGCGGAGAAAGGTTATCGGGGACTGGCTCTTTATTTTGATATTCTTCGGGAATCTCTTGTGGAGAATCGGGGATCTGTTTTTCATATTCGTCGTCAGGGATCGGCTCTTCGCCATAGTCTTCGCGAACATCTTTCGGAGCTATCGACGCTTCGTCTTCGGTAGTTGGTTCTTCAGTGGTGGTACCGGATAGTAAGCTAATTGTATCATCATAGATCTTTCCTAACGTACCAGTATGGATATCTAAGAAGGCTTCACCTACCTCTTTAGCTTTATCTTCATCTCCCTCGATCACTTCATATGAAATGTCCCCTCCGTCGAATAGACGTAACGATATGGTGACGTCATCTTTCTTACAGACAATACTACCTGTACCTGCGACTAAACTAATTTCATAATCAGTGATTTCGCTCTTTATCTTACCATTGATAATGGCATCAGCAGCAAACTGCTTTATTTGCATCTCTTTATGTTCATCTGGTAAACCGCTTATGAAATACTCTAGTATACCTGTCGCTATTAGTCTCAGTACGACTTTATCCTCTTTATTAGCTTTCATGTTATCACACCCAGCATACGCTGTCCACAATGCTACGATCTCTGGAGACGCTTCTACTTGTTCTTCTGGTTTGTTTCGTTTTGACATAAATATCCTTTATAAATTGTGTGTCAATATAATAATATGTGAATAAAAAAACTTGACTCTGTTCATCTTGGATATCCAAGATGAACAGAGATTTGTTACATATAGTCAGGTTATTCGACATCTATAGGGTCGCCTTCGTCTTCACCTCCGGCTGGCGTAGGGTCATCTGGATCACCTTCATCTCCGGCTGATGTAGGATCATCTGGATCATCTATAGGGTTGCCCTCATCTTCGCCTCCGGCCGGTGTAAGGTCATCTGGATCATCTTCCTCTTTGATCACTGCTGATTTTTTCACCCTTTTATTTTGTTTACGGAATCCCTTCATAGCTTTTGCTATGTTGGATATGTATATATTGTACTCGTCTAACACAGATGAATCTATCTCGCCGGTATCATCCGTCTCAAACACAGAGGCTAAATCTTCCATATAACCATTCTCTCGCATCCATCTCCTTAAGAGACTGTTCTTGATAGATTGTTGTAGTGTATCAATATCATCGCTTAAATCTCCAGCAAAGTCTTCAGGTAACGCATCTTCGCTAAAGAACATTTCGATATAATCGTCTAGTGATTCTTTATAGTTATCGAACGCTTCTTTACTTCCATCTTCGGCTATTTCCACTTTAGGTAGAGTTACGTCTAACCCATTGATGTAGTTTTCAAATAGGAATTCTACTAATTCGTTTTTATTAATACCCTTTGCATCTAACGCCTCATTGAAGCCGTCGTTCATGTTCTTCTCTATAATCTTCAGACTAGCCGTTAATATGTGTTTCACTTGTGAATTAATATACCCATCGTATTTAATATAGCGTACCACGTCTTTTGTTATCAATGGGTTCAATTTCATTTGAATTCTAGAAATACGTCTAGCTTGCAATGCGTTATTGGCTACCACAGTAGCGGCAAAATCAGCATCTTTCGTATTCTCCACTGTTTCTGGTGAGAGACCCATCTTCATATACATCGTACGTTTGAGCTCGTCTTCTGTTTCTGTATCAGGTACTACGTGGCTGATACTCTTCTCAGATGTATTTATCGACATATCTGGTAGGTCAGCATGTTTAAATGTGAAACTAAACCCATATTTGTGTAGCCAATCCACTATATCTGAGGTTTTAGATAGACCTACAGGCAAAGATAGAGATCTAGTGTTCATGATATATGATCTAATTGACTCCATTGTTTTAGGAGCATCTGGGTCATTATCGTCTAAAGTCACATCTACTTCCGTATTTGGTATACTATTCCTAATCAACGCAGAGATCTTAGCAAATCTTAACATAGTCCGTAAAGAACTAATCGTGCTCAGACCTTCCAATATTGGTTTACCGGTACCGTTCGGTCTATAATTAAATGCGTAATAAGTCAACTGCGATGCTGGTACGTATAGTAACCTAGTCTTTAGATCTTTGAGAGCTCTATCTAATACTATTCTATATAACGTTTCTTTATCATCATCGCTAACGTAGGCTCCTCCTATCTTGTTCCGAATACCGTTAGTTAGTTTAGCATCAATAGCTTGGCTTAATACCTCGTCACTATTAGGTATCTTAGGAGCGGATGCTGAACTACTCTTCACGTTCTCTTTGGCTTTCGATACTAAATTAGACATCATAGTTTTGATTTCGTTCTTGTCTGATTCTTGGACGGACCCTAAAATCGGAGAACCCTTACCGTCCAGCAATATGAAATACCCAAAATGTTTACTTATGTCATTTGTAAAATGTAGAGGCACCACTGATTCCATAGGTAAGCGCATTACCAACCCTCTGGTGTTGTCCACTGTATATGATGTCATGTCTAAATTATCATTAGACTTCTTATCGGAGTGTGCGTTAAATATATCCATGATATCTGATTGTTTACGTTTAGTCTGCGCAGCATCGCCTATAGCCTCCGTAGTGACTACGTCTATCGAACTCATAGCATCTGCTATATTATCAGCTATCATCAGTACCGACGTATCGTTGGTTAGACTTATGTTAGCTAGAGCATTGTTAACCACTCTATCGCGAGTCTTTAAAGGCGAACATAGCGCGCTCACTTCGCTCTCTACAGATGCAGTTGATAAATTCACCAATTCCACTAGTTTAGTAGATGGTATGAATAGTTTACAAAAAGCACCCTTTGTGATATACGATTCTTTTACTATATCGTATAAGTCGTTCTCTAACTTATGAGTAGTTTTAATCTCCTTTTGCACGAACGAGTTCAGTGCGAATGTCACTTGAGCAGGCAATACTCCAACATCGGCTTTGAAGAAGAGGTTTGTCCTAAATAGGTCATTCGGAGATAGTATACTAGAGACCAAAGTCTGAGCGGCTAACTCAATATCAGGATGTGCTTCGAATATTTGCTCTATTAGATCTATTCTCGAATGAGTGTATTTGGCGATTGCATCTAGCGATGCTCTGGTCACGTTAGCTTTAGTAGCTTGCTTCTTACGATTTGTCTCTTCTAGCCTGATAGTCTCTTTATTCTTAGATGGTTTCTTTTCTTGAGCTAACACTCGCAAAATATCAGGTGAGTCTAATTTAGTAACAGGTAGTGTAGGCAGTAAGCCTAGTTCAGGTTTCTTCATATCATTCTCCAAAAAGGGTTATTATGTTTTCAAGTAAGCGCGTTAGCGAGAATCTTTCATTGGTCAATTCTTTAACCATAAAAATGTCCTCAATAGCAGAGTCTATGAATTATGAATTAGAGAAATTTGGCGTCACATTTGACGTAAATGATCTCACAACATGGTCATATTATAAAAACATATCAGGGCAAAAACATTCGGCGAATACCGATATTTACTTCACATCTATAGAAACCAACGAAGAGATAGAATTAACGAAAGCTAATTTATCTATTTACCAAAAATCAAGAGCTGAACTATTAAAGTATGATACGTACTTCTCCGATCTAGCGAAGAAGTACTCTGGACAAGAGTTATATATAAGAGGCGTCCTATCGTCAATAGATATAAACGATGCCATATCGGCACCAGATGGTAAGATATTGTATGCGAACGAGGATTTCTTAGATTATAACGAGACATCTGTTCTGCAACGGCTCTCATCTGCATCAGAAAGGTTTGTAGATAGGTGGGATATACCACAATACTCTCTAATAGAAAATTTATACGCACCTGCCATATACGGTGTGTTAATTAACTTTCTAATTGTAAAGATACACTTAATAAGGTTAGAGAATATATCTACAGTGGAGATATCTGATAGTTATATAAAAGATACATTAGACTCTTACATGGGAGTAGGCAAATTCGCATCGTCTTTGAATAAAGCTTCTAAGTTATGGTTATCAAAAGTTATTAAGTATATTACCTTTAACATAGGTAAAGAGATTACCATGGATCTAATGGATAAAAATCTCCTGAGACCAAACGGAATTAGCATGAGAGAAGTGAATGTCGTACAGAGTTCTCCTAGAGATACTGGTTCTACTGACCCTACGGTGGACAATACTGTATATACTGATAACGTCTTGTATACCGTACTTAAGAACGGTGATAATAAGGTATTAGAACCGAAGTTATTTTCCGAACTAAACGAAGAGTCGTTTATAAATGAATCGCTAAGAGCTGACTACGCACAAGGTTCATATAAGTTTGCAAACACAAAACAACGTCTTGTTGATTCCGACATGGATGAGCGCACGAAGTTCTACGTGTTGCAGAAGAGCGAAGACGTAAACTTTGTTATACATAGCAACTATAAGATAATCACTGACTCCATAGTATTGATGTTCAACCAACTATCCGGTCTAATCAAAGGAGGTACGTCGGAACTAATCACTTCTTCTGGAGTTAGTTACGACATATCGAACTCTGATCTATTCGACTACTTCTTATATGGCATAGGTAAGGCTGTTGGTAACTCAGATGACGATGTCGTAGACAATGCTACAATCGGAGATATAATCAGTTGGGATCCGGTATCGTTAATAAAACACGATTTCTCAATAGATGATGCTTTAGCTAATCTACATGAAAGTACTTCTGAATATAGAACTATCTTATCTGCTATGAAGGATGCGTTAATAGATCCAAATGGAGCCTCTATATCGGACTATATATCAGCCCAGCTAAAAGCCCAATCTATATTAGGGTCTTGTGCTCCTAGAATAGAGGGTCCCGTGCAAGAGGCGGAGTTATTATCTATAATAAAATGCATCACCATGGATCCGTTCCCTATGACGATTGCTACGACGTACGGAGATTTAATAACTGGAAATGTAATGGATAGTGTATATGCCGAATACGACATAAATAACGTATTAGATGTTGTTTCGTCATTGTCTGGTTCCATTATAGATAAGAATGCTAAATCGATAGAGTTACTGAATGCTTTGAAGAATGTCGTGAAAGCTCTCACATCGTATACGGTCTATCCGTTGGTGGATATATCGTTTTCAGATGAATTCGCTAACACGAACAAGATTGGTGTTCTAGAAGGAGAGATGATCACGTATGTAGGGGACGTCGAAATACGTCGCGGAGTTGTGGCCGCTGTGATAGATGACGCTATAGGCAATGATGAGAGGTTAACGGTAGATGTATTGGAACAATCGCTACTATACTCCACATCGGACGATAATAGGTCAATGGGTATCTTTGTAGATGCTAATAAAAGAAGCACTATCTTCATAGAGAGACCTATATTAATATCGGATTAAATAACACACTATCACATGTCATGTGACATGTGATAGTGATTATATGTTTATGTCGATGTGTATAGCTTTGAACACTTGCTTCAATGTAGTGGTAGCGCCTGTCTTGGTGATGAACGGCGCTAACGTAGCTTTATCTACTACACCATTATTAAATAATTGAGTCTTCAGCATATTGGAGGCGGATATATCACCACCTCTAATTCCTACTAACTCTCTTAGAGTATTATCTAACCCTAAAGATTTCAGTATGTTTATTTCATTTAAAGTAATCTCTCCGGATTTACTATCACTAGTCACCTGACCAGTTAACGCATTCCTAGATTTAAGATTATCGTGTACACTAAAGTTTTTAGATATAGTCTGACTCATAGCAGCTATAGGCATTGGTAATACCATAAACTCATTATTGGGCATGTAGCTATCTTCCCCGTTCATGATGTTTAACTTCTTAAACAGTCTCACGCCATGTTTTTGCATTAGCTTCTTATTTCTATTCAGATCCAACTTAACGTTCTTATCAGAGTTAGGAGCAAATATACTTATACCATAAACACCGGTCCTGATGTCCGTCATCATGCTATCGAATTCTACGTCAGACATACGCTTAAATAGCTTTGAGTACATCTTAGAGTTAGTCTTAGATGGGTCTATCTCATCCAACCTAGATAAGATCATCTTCTCTACCTTGCCTCTTTTCATTTAGACTCCCTCTGTCTCTTAAATATTTATAACTGTGACACTACCAATATGTCAGCTAGAGCACCCGCTTTCATAGGTAATAAAGCATAAGAGTTATTAGAACTCTTTACTAATCTAGCACTCTTAACCTCTCCACCTAAAGCAACCGTTCCACCTATGGACGTCATTTGGAGACAAGAAATAAGGTCTGATTCGAGATACTTACTACCTAACGTTATTCCTGAGTTCTTTATAACACCGCCTACCTCTCTAAACCCTGTTATAGTGAACAAGTGAGTCTTGGTAGGTAACTCGGCACCCGGTACAGGTATATTCAGATTAGCCTCTACCTCTTGGTATAATGATTGAGTATACTGTCTAACAGAACCGCCTACTTGATATCCATCTATAGGTATGGAGGAATCAGCTAATAAGTCTGTCGTAGCTCCGTCTCCCATGCACAAAAGAGTTGGTACTAAAATCAGATCACCGTATTTAGAGTCGTGTACTAACATAGATTCATCCTGAGTCAGCAGACTGCCTATCACTGCTACTGTAGTGAACCTCGCAATGTTATTTGGGTCCACTAATACATTAGTGAGAGCGCCAACTGCTCCTGTATCAGTCACAGCAGATGCGAATGCTTTGTTGTATTCTAAAGCAGCCACATCAGATGACTCCACTTTAGCTGTGCCAGTGCCATCTGTCTGGGACATCGATATAAAAGGTATACGGTGTTTCAAGTGTATCGACACTTCTATGTTTCTACCGGTGTCAGTGTCACTGACACTGACGCCTATGTGCGCTCTTCTATTCTTTAACTCTGGCATGACTATATCCTTCTTTGTGTTTTGTTTTCAATTAAAATCTCATAGGTCTCTATCGGCATTAGGATGACCCAATGCTAGTAGGCTGTTTGCTTGTAAGCACGGTAAAATTATCTGCTCTAATCTATTTTTCTTTTCTGCAGTAGGTACGTCATCAGCTAACTGCAAGATCATAGACGAGTCGTAATGTTGTTTGTATATAAATACTCTTAGCTCATTAGAGAGCACCTCGTAAAACTTATCATCTGTAGCATGATGACCCGTCATAGCGTTTGGCGCTATGTGCGTCATTAATCTATTGTCGATACCTAATCTAGATAGTATCTCTAGGAAATCTTTCATGGTCGTCTCATTTCTTCTTATTTATTTTTGGCATCCAATAAGGATGGTAATCACCGTGTGCCATTCTCAGTAAATCAATAGTAGAAAGGAATGGAGGTATCTTATCAGAATACTGGTCTATTGCAAACCACGATCTCGTCTCTAATAATTCGTCCCAATCATACCCTCTCTCGGCTATTGCGTTATATAACTCATCAGGTGACATCAGAAGCCCTAAACGTTTTATTTCAGGCTTATGTTCTGCCAGCTGTAACAAATCAGCTGTAATACCTATGGCACGTCTTAATTTAGAACTACCCTCTATCTTCGTTCTAACAGTTGTTCTACTTAAAGAGACTGATTTCAGAAAGACGGAATGGAAGTTTCTAGGATTGCCATCTAGTCCATAATACCCATTTGATTTTATATAATGGAATTCTGTTAACGTAGGTAAAACTCCCTCTGACTGTGACGCCACTAGAGGTATCACCACGCCAGAAGCTCCGTTCTTGTTTCTTATAGTCTCTATTTTCACTACGTTTAAGTCAGTCTTAGTATCCACCGACCCTTTCATAGGATAAAGAGGAGATACATTGTCATCTGCTTTCAGAGGATATGTACCTAATGATTTATATAATATCTTGGTTAGATATGTGAATTCTTTGGTCGTATTCTTTAGAGCTTCGGTGTCTTTCATATAGCCTAGAGTCTTCACAGGTTTACTATACTTGTTCTCATCCATTGTGCTCTTTGTACCTATGTGAGCTGACGTTAAGAAGAAAGCGTTCCCCTTAGGTGCTAACATGCTTAGTTCTGTCAGCATCTTAGATTTAAACGCACCGGCTTTCATAAAGTAAGTATTAGTACTGCCATCGTCCTTCTTAGACTTCTCTAGCATATCTAGAGACGCTTTACTCTCGAACTTACTGAAACTATCTAATACAACAACCGTCGGTAAGAAGTCTTTATGAGGCTTACCGTCCTTATTAACTATACCAGTATATTCGACCATGTCTTTTTTATCTTTACATACATCGGATAAAAAAGACTTCACATTATTCCACCACTCATCTCCATGTGATACCGATTTATCAGTGTAATCGACGATACCTGTGTCAGGGTCGAAGATATCCCCTTGGAGATACTCAAATTTTCTAGCTAGCGACTCTATTCTACTCTCGGTAATGTTGTTCTCCGTGTCGTATATCTGTATATAAGCAGGATGGGTAGCCGCTACCACGTTAGCAGCTGCCAATGCCATGTGATACAATATCACAGATTTAAAACTGTTCCCAGCTCCAGCGATAGCCTCTATGTCGGCTACACCTCCTAAGACAATAGACTCTCCCTTTGCGCCTGTTACAATCACTGATGATGGGATATCTAAGAGAGCACCTACGTTCAACATAACTCTCTGTTTCGGTCTCTCCGATCGTATTCTTTTTCTCGCCATCTTATCTCCTAAAAATTAATTATTCGTTCTCGTCAACCAATTGCGTCTTTGAAGTTTTTCCATTCTCGGAATACTCGTTTAGTGCATCATTTATATATGGATATTGATCGCCTTTCGACTTCTTAAACTCAGCAGACATTAAGCGTAATATCGATACGTCTTTACAAACATGTTTATGCGTCATACCACCGTCTATCATAGCTCCTAAGTTATCTGATCGATCTACTGCTATAGTCATATATAGCACCACATCACCTAAGTGAAATGCATATAGGTCACCGCATCGATATAATACAGGGTCAGCGTGAGACTGATCACTTTTTCTGTATTTGTACTTCAGTCGACCCGATGATACAGTTACGGCATCTGCTATCAATACACTCAGCAATACAGATGCGATACCTAAAGATAAGTAACTGAACTCGTACGTTAGACTACCGACTAACATCAAAGAGATTGGCAACGCCAATCTCAACTTACCTTGTAACAATTCATGCGACCAATTCATTGCAATACGTCTCTTCTTCATAGACGAGTTGTCGTTCTTACCTTTTGTATTGAATAAGTAATTCACAATTATGATAAGAACCACCGACGTTGAGATGGCGTATATCATTGTATCTGTATTTAAATATGATAAATACAATATGATAATCATATAAATTGTGATGTACTCATCCAATTTTGGGCGCAGGATGCTTAATATGAGTTTTAATCTTTCTTCAGCTGTCATTGTATGTTCCTCTTTTTAATTTTCAAATAATTAGTATATCGTATATTATTACTATTCTAATTATTTGAAAAGATAAAAAGGAGATTTTATGGGGTGTGAATTTAGAGTGACCATAGAGGATGAGATGAGCGAAGATGGATATGATATATTGCCTATAGCGATCTCCGATTTATACGATGGTAGAATAAACAAACGCATATTTAAGTCAACTATAGGACTGAAGAATAAAATACGCACTCTCATATCAGATAGAACTAAACGCGGCGTCTGTCGAGTAAGATCATTTGTGATTCTGGCTAGAAACAAGAATAAAGGTCACGTTAAGGTGGTACCATTAATTATAGGTAAGAGTAAACCCTCGTTAAGTAAGCTAGGAGACGTTTTAATGGACTTAAACGACAAAGGTAGAGTGTCGGGCCTCTGGAAGCTAAGAGTGTCTCTAATCGACACGTACGGAGAATTAGACATTAGCAAGGTAATAGGTGTCTATGTAAGTAAAATGAGAGACTATCCAGGTATCATAGAGTTTATAGTAAATGAGAGAGATTTGGATAGAGTGACAAAAATATTAAAAAAGAAAAGATGATAGCGACCGTTAGATCACTATCATCGTTCTATTCCACGTCTTCCCATAAGGGATGACTGAGGTTTCAGAGTCATCGCTTACGACTCTGAAATGGCAGTTCTCTTTGGAGACCGTAGCTGTCTCCAAGCCTAGCATTGCTACTATTATTAGTGACTCTTGTGAGTCGTTGATATCTGACGATACGCTGTAAACACAATCACTGTTTTTAAATACAGTGATTATGTCTGTTGTCTCAGGAGATGCCAATAAGAAGCCTGCCGGTATAAAGGACAGCCCGTGCCCGGTATTTGATCTAAGTCGGCCTTTGTTGTCTCTAGTTATCATTAATTTTTTCATATTTTACTCCTATCTTTTATGTACTGTAATGATATGTGAATAAAATATCTTTGAATAATAAAAATTAGATATACAGTATACCATATGGTATACTGTATATCTAATTTTCATTCACATATCATTATAGTACAATAGAGATTAACATCTCTAAACTAACCTAAAAAAAGGAGTAATTATTAAAATGTACAATGAGCGACGTATAGGAGAGACACACGTATCTAACGAAGGATATGAAGTAGTTGTAGTTAGAGGTGGTGAGAAGAAAGGATATGTTGTAGTTAATATAGACGGTAGATATGAAAAGACAGTATCGCATTCGCAACTAGTCAAGGGTGATGTAAAGAACTTATATCATAAGTCTGTTTTTGGTTATGGTTATATAGGTATAGGTAAGCATAAAGCGTCTATTAAACGTGTACATACTAAGAAATATAGCACATGGACAGGAATGCTAGAGAGATGTTGTAGTTCGGATTACCATATTAAATATCCAACTTACAAAGATGTAACAGTCTGTGATGAATGGCATAACTTCCAAGTGTTTGGGGAATGGTATGACGAACAGTATAAAGAAGATGACTGGCAATTGGATAAAGACCTACTAAGTGGAGGTAAAAAGATTTATTCTCCAGAGACATGTGTGTTTATACCTAGAGAATTAAATAGCTTCTTAGGACAAGATAAAAGAAATGGAGACTACCCAACAGGTGTGTCTCGCAAAGGATCTAAATACCGTTCACGAAGCTATTGTTCGCTATCTGGCAGACTAGTGCATCTAGGAATGTTCGATACCATAGAAGAAGCTGATTTAGCATATAGGAATAAGCGATTAGTAAACATGATGGTTTGGTTAAAGCTTATAGATAACAATCTAAACATAGATTATAGAGTATATGATGGACTGAGAGTCATCTATGAAGAATACAAGAAAGAAAGAGATGACCTCAGAGAAATAATAGCATCTTAGCTAAGAGCTAACAAGCAACTAGATGAGACTAAAGTCGCTTAATAACAATATTCAGTATACCATATGGTATACTGTATATATATATATTCTTTTTATTATTTACTCCTTAAATCCAAGGCTTACTAATCTATTCACCCATCCTTTAAAGTATCGTTTGAATTTCTTCTTCTTAGCTAACATAGCGTAAAATTGGTACATGTACGATAACATACCTTCGTTCATCTCTTTGTCAGACCCGTTGTACTTCTTTAATGCATTAAACGATCCCCTACCAAAGGCACCATCTACAACAACTCCTAACGCGGACTGTAAAGATTTATACCCTCTACGCATACCTCCGTTGACAGAGATACTGAAAAACGATAGAGTCGATTTATTACCTAAAAATATATTTATCTTCTCATCCATGAAGTTATCCAGATAGAATTTGTAGATGCTATCTTTTAACTTACGACGTTGTTCAACAGTGAGTGAATGATCGACGTCTAAGATATTGGTTTTGGTAATATTCTTAAAACCGTTCTCTTTAGCGAATCTCTTTACTAACAATACAGGTTCTGCCTTAGGGAAACTATACGAGTACACGCCGTACATCGTAGTGAAGCCTTTTTCGTGTTTGTTCCAATGTAAATGCATTCCTTCCGCTTTAGCTAAGTACTTCATAATGACGTCTTTCAAGTCATCAGAAGATATGTCGAACTCTCCAGACTCTTTATTCTTCAATAGTAAGACGCCTATTTCACTCATTAGCTTAGATGGGTCGCACATAGAGAGGGCTTTAATTGTGTTCGGACCTACGATACCGTCCACTTCAATCTCAACACCTGCATTAACACAAGCCTGCTGTAGTAGTTTCTCTTCCTCTCTTTCCATTAATTTAACTATCACAATATAGACAGAGTTCCACATAGGTAGTGTGCTACCTATACGTCGGAATACATCAGCATAATCTCTAGGAGTCATAATCTGTCCTTTCTATTAGAATAAGTCTAATATTGTATTTGATTCATCGTTTTGCTTCTTTTTATGTATAAGAGCATCTTTAGCTTTAGAACCGGAACTACTACCGAAGTGGAAACTGAATACTTGATTCACCAGAGTCCCTAATCCACCTATGAGAATATAAAATACGTCTTTGTTATCCCCAGGTACCACTTCGCTAAATAAAGCATAGATCAATACAACAAAAGCAATAGTGATGACAACAGATAGTATGTTTGGCACTTCTTTAGCGAAGAGTGATGCTTTCTCAGATTCTTGCACTTTAGCATACGAACTACGGGCGTTATTTACGTCGCCATACCCTAACTCTACTAGTTTAGCTTCGCTATCTAATTTCTTAGCTTCTTTCTCATTAGCTAATTTTTGCATCTTTACGTCGAGTTCTGTTAGTTTAGCTACTACTTCTGGTTTATCTAAAGATTTTAAGTCATCTTCAGTGTTTAAATCGATGCCAACTTTCTTTTTGATAAACTTCTTAGCCTCTTCCTCTGTTTTACCTAATATAGCATCTGCTAACATAGGCAACCCTTTACTCATTAACATTGTAATCAACCCTGCGATCATATTTCATCCTTTTTTTATTTTCAAATAAGAAAGAAAGAGTCGTATCTAGTATACCGTATGGTATACTAGATAGTATTATATGGTATCTAAGTTATGAGCCGATGTTCTACCTCCATTCTGTCTGTTAAACTGTTTTCTCCTTAAGGTCATCTCGTTCTTTCTTGTATTCTTCATACATTACCTTCAGTCCATCATATACTCTATAATCTATTTTTGGATTATTATCTATAAGCTTTAACCAAACTATCATATTAGATAATCGTTTGTTTCTATACGCTAGATCAGCTTCTGCTATTGTATCGTATGTCCCAAGATACAAAGATCTACCCGATAATAAACATTGTATTTGTGAACGGTATTTAGATCCTACACGAAATACGCCTGTTGGGTAGTCTCCATTTCCTTTATCTCGTCCTAAGAACATATTCAATTCTCTAGGTATAAATACGCATGTATTTGGAGAATAAACTTTCTTACCTCTACTTAATAGATCTTCATCCAGTTGCCACCATTTTTCCTTATACTGTTCATCATACCAGTCTCCAAAGTTTTGGAAGTCATGCCAATCATCACAGACTGTTGCATCTTTGTAGGTAGGATATTTAATACGGTAATCAGAGCTATAACACATTCTTAGCATTCCTCTCCATGCGATATATTTCTTAGTAAGTACACCTTTAATAGACACTTTATGTCTACCAATACCTATATAACCATGACCATATACTGACTTATGGTATAGGTTCTTTATGTTACCATTGATTAGACTCGAATATCGTACTAACTTTTCGTATCTGCCATCTATACTAACTACAACATGATATGGTTTATCACTGCCTCTAACTGCAACTATATCATATCCTTCGTTAGATACGTGTCTCTCTCCAATATGTTGTTCATTGTATATTTTCATATTATCTCCTTTTAGGTTAGTTTAGAGATGTTAATCTCTATTACACAATAATGATATGTGAATAAAAATTAGATATACAGTATACCATATGGTATACTGTATATTATATTAAATCGTGTGGTAGTTAGCAGTAACTTTACCAAGTACACTGTCTAGCCCAGTCACAGAGTATTCAACCAATAAAGGAAGTGTGACCACATGCTCGAAGAGTGGGTTAACAACTGTTTTATTCACAGTCTCTCCGTTCTCAGATACATTCGTTTTAGATACTAAAGACGGAATGTATAGTCTTGATCCAAATCTATCAATAGCTACAGATGACTGATCCGCACCCGTATCGCCGATAGTTACGAATAGCTTGTCTTTTATATCTGTGTTGTCAGTAGATACCACTTTAGCAACACAACCGTTTCCTAGATCGATGCCTGTACCAAGGTATGCTGCTAGTGCAGGGTATGTTCCAATAACAATATCTGTTTTACCAGCTCGCTTAACAAACTTCTCATAGTTAGAGTAGCCTGACTCAGAAAGCATGTTAGCGACGTCAGTAGCGATGTTGTTTATAACAGTTGCTTTGATGTCAGCGTTTCTATCTTGACCACGTTGACTATCTACATACTCGGAGAGGTTCATGGCAGTGAACTTGTAGAATGGTTTACAGAAAGTCTGTCCAAGAGTATTCGTATTGATCTCGCTAGCGCTTACACCTTCTTGACTCTTCATGAATGCAGCAAAACCAAGGATAGTTTTCACAGCAGAGAAGTTAGAGAGAATACCTGTAACAGATATTAGGTCTGTAAGGAACGCTCCGTCGTTTGGTCCAACATTTTGTCCAATAATTGGAGAATCAGTAGTAATAGGAGTCTTAGCTCTTACCGGTAGTTTCTCTGTAGTTGGTTTAGAAGTTAGGTTGATACCTTTTCTTCTGATGTTGGAGTTTGTGATTCTTGTATCGATATCAACACCAACAGCTGTCATCGCTACGGCTTGAGTTTCGATAGCAGTGTACACTGAAGAAGATGAGTCGATTACGTTACCGTTTACATCTCTAGCACCAGCGAAAGTCCAAGCACCTACATATACAGATAGTTCGCCATCAACAGCGTTACCACTACCGAGGAGTTCTACGTCAAATACAGCTTTAGATCCAGCAGGTAATGCAGCGAGTCCAGCGACAGTACTACCTGTTACGTGGTCGGTAAGAGCAGACAAGTCTACTACCATTTGAGTCTTAGTGTTCAATACTAGATCTTTAGAGTCGCCTCTTTGTCCAGCCATGAACGTAGCACCGATTAGTCTAGATACATCAACTCTTACAAACTTAGTTTTGTCTGTAGTCGCGAAGTATAGAGCTTCCAGAGGTAGGTTAGTATCAAGAGTATCTGTGTTATCCATAACGCCTTTAGCAAGAAGTGCAGTAGATTGTGATGCTCCAAGAACATTCAGTCTAGTACCAAGCTTATAAGGTGCTGTAGATACGCTATCACCTGATGCCGCATACTCTTTAGTAGTAGCTAATCCTGTTTCTAGTTGAGAATCAAACGCTCCACCGACGACTGGAAGAAGTTTAAGTTGATCTGACGCTAGAATACCTTTAGGGTCAGAGATAGCCGTGATCAATGATTGTCTGTTAAATTTCTTAGAGTCAGCATTAGCATTATTTCTAAGGAATGTGTTAATAACTTGTGTAGTTCTCAACGACACCGAGATACCTGCTGTAGAGATGTCACCGATTACAGAAGGGAAGAACGCTTCAGAGAATTCATCTTGAGTAGATGCTGATACATTGTATGCGAAAGTAGCTGCTTGATATACATCTACTGCTCTACCATCGAAGTGTTCTAGCGAAGCTACATCTAGTGCGTCAATGTTAGCACCAAACGATTGCTGGTTTTTGTCATCAACTGATTGGAATAGCGAGCTTCTATCAGCTGTGATAGCCGCTGCTGCTTTAGTCGCCGCCTTAATTGCTGTCGATGGAGTCGACTCAACTGACGCGCCGTCTAGTTGCGCTGCTACATGCAATGCTGTTCCGAAGTCTACAAGACCTTCGTTTGTGTTTTCTTCTACGGCAGCTACGATAGCTACGTCTTGGTCATATTGTTTTGCTCTGATAGCGTCTAATGCGCTACCAAACACTAGTTCGATTTTGGCCATAATGTGTCCTTAAGGTTTATTTATGTAAAGTAATGAAAATTGTTAAAATTGTTAAACTGGTTTGACACAACTGTCAATAAACGGTGAAATCAGTCTAGAGTTATCTCAACAGCGCTAACGATCTTGATAGGGTTCCTTCTAATACACAGCGAGTTATAGTGGCAGGCGTTTCAAAATACGCATCCAATAATACTTTCACAGCTGCTACGATAGTAACGTAATGCTTAGACATCAAACGGTCAGCTTGCTCGTCAGTAATAGTTAATAAAACAGCTCCGTTCACTTCTTTAGTAGTCATCTTAGCTTCTTCTGCTTGTATATCTTCAAACGTAATCTTCGCATCTACAAATTCTGGCACGTTAAAAACGCACATTGATAAATTCTGTATGATGTTCAAGTCATATGAACTTATCATACCACTCTCGCTCCTACCTCCACGTAAAACCGTCTCTAAATCCCCATCTTTCATCTTTAATGCTTTCATAGCTTCTAAATGTGTCTGCGCTCGCACCATGATCATATTATACTCCTATATGTGTTTTCAAGTAATGCCACGCCTCTATAGACAGAGAAAATATACCGACCGACTCTTATCTGAAAATAGAATAGAATGCGAGGTAAAGAATGGACACTATAGCCTTATTATTGGATATAATAACCCTAATTATCAGAGAGACACAAATAGGCGTGGATACGAACTCTGATAAGATGATAAAATCAATATTAGATATATACTCTAACGATGGTAAGAAGTGGAAAAGACGTGACGGATCTGTGACTAAGAAGATTGTAGCTCTGATACAAGAGATGATCGAGACCAGAGAATTAGGAGAAGAGTTGGACTTAGACGGTATACGTAGGAGACTAACTCTACTATTATCTCAAGACGAGGACTTGAAGTATTCCGATGATAGTGATGTAATTTTAGTAATGTTACAGAGTATCACTAATCCTATCGAGTCTAGAGAACAATGTGAAGATGAGATTAGAAGATTAAAGAGCTACATCACTCGTTCACATGCTAAAGAGAAAATCAAACAGATATTCAACAGTAAGAATAGAGTATTGTCTCAATCAGGGGACGTAGGAGAAGTGTTCGACTTTATAGATAGTACAATAGAAGACCTCGATAGAATACGAGCCACGAGTTCAAAGTCTGACGAAGCAGTGATGGGGGAGATAGACTTATCTAGTGATAACCTAGAAAAAGAAACGGAGTCGTCTGTCGTAATCAAACATGTGTTCAAGACTGGCTGTAAAGCTCTAAACCGTATGCTACAGGGAGGAATCCGGACATCTGAGTTTACCACTGTATCCGGGCTGTCACACAATTATAAGACAGGCTTCACTCTGATGACGTGGTTGGGGATGGTTCTGAACAATAAACCAAGAAAGTGTGAAAAGGGTATGGAACCATTGGCTGTGTGGTTATCGTTTGAGGACGACCTGATAAATATTATAGAGAGTCTATTCAGAATGATATACATCAGTGAGAACGGAAGTGACCCTGACCTAGGTACAATGTCCTTAAAAGGCATGATAGACATCGTACAGACTAGACTGCAAGCTTCTGGGTTCAGGGTGAAGATATTGAGAGTAAACCCATCTCTATGGACATATAAAGACATTTTCAATAAGATAGCGTCCTATAAGAGCAAAGGTTTCGAGACACAGATAATGGTTGTGGATTACTTAGATAAGTTACCATCTACAGGATTAGGTAACGGGATAATGGGATCCGATAAGAAAGACTTAGTGAAGAGAGTTCGCAACCATATGGCTGGGTTAGATATAGCTTTCATTACGCCATGGCAATTATCTTCTGGTGCGAACGGATTATTGAAAGATGGTCTAGGCGATGCTGAATTATTGAGCCATATATGGGATAAGAGTTATTACCAAGGAAGTAATACCTTGAACACAGAGATAGACTTAGAGATATTTGTGAATAAGGCTCTATTTAAGAATAACTCTGTTGCTAAGTATTGGTTAAACGTACATAGAGGTAAACATAAGATACCGTCGGTTATACCTGAAGATGACATGAGTACATGGCTACCTTTCCCAAGTAGAGGAATGATACCATTGGATGAAGGAACGGATAAAGATATATCTGTTAAGAGTCCGGATAGCATAGGTGGTACAGGTATGAGTTCTTCATCTCTTATATAAAAAGAAAGAAACATCAGGTATCTCTCCATACAAGTCTTCATAATATCCGGCATACTTTACAGTATGCTGGATACGCTCTTCTTTTCGCATAAGTTAGAAGAACCAACCGTTTATTCTATATTTTCTATAGCTTCTCTCGGTAGGATACCTCTCATTCTGGATCGCCACTCAGCAGCGTATTCTTGTCTGGCTTTGTCATAGGCTTCAGCTGCTTCTTCTTTTGTTTCGAAAGATCCGAGGTAGACTCGTTTATTGCTCAGACCTTTAATGTATACTGAGAATGGACGCTTTTTATTACTCGTTCGTGCAGCCCCTATAACGCCCAAAACATTATTACTATATTTGTTAGACAAGAATTTCGTTAAGCTCTTAGGTATCATAAGACACGTGGATGGCGAATATAGTCCGTCTTTAGGCGATAGTAGAGACGAATTCAATTCTAAACTATCATACCCGTCAATATTTTTCCATTTAGCACGAGTATCTATATACCACTTTGCAAAGTTCTGGAAATTATGCCATTCCTCGCACACCTTAGACGGTTGATGATTAGGATGTGTTTCTGCATACTTTGGTGTTGACCGTAGAATCATACCATGCCATGCGTTATATGCTTTAGTATGTATTCTATTTTTAGAACGTGTGTACTCACCTACTCCGACGAATCCTATCCCATAAACGGAACGGTGAAACGGATTCTTGACTCTTCCTCTTTTCACATCGACATAAGAGAGATGTCTTCTAACCTTGTTGTCGATCAATACAGTACAGTGAGTGATTCTAGAACCTCCGTCCACTATTTCCAGTGAATATCCCTCTTTAGAGGTGTATCTCTCTCCAATTCTTTTCAAATTATACTTATTCATATTTTTTTCCTTTCTTCATGTATTGTACTATAATGATATGTGAATAAAATTTCAACATTTAATATATACGATATACCATAAGGTATGCTAGATAGTATCATCAAGCTGCGTTCATTTCATTCGATTGTTTATTAGCACTTAGATTATTTACTATTCTTTCCTTAAGACTATCTCGTTCTTTCTCATACTCTTCATATATTGCTTTCATTCCTTCATATGCTCTACGATCAATGTGCTGATAATTATCTATAAGCTTTAACCAAAACAACATGTTGCCTAATCTACTATTCCTATATGCCAAATCAGCCTCTTCAATTGTGTCAAATACTCCAAGAAACACCTCTCTACCAGATAATGAACATTGGTTTCGCGAACTATATC